CTGCCGGTAGCACAGCTGCTGCTAGCGGAACAAATTTAACAAGTGCTCTTAAAGGTTTAACTAGCCCTGATACTCTTATGCGTATTACCACATTAGCGTTAGCTGAAAGCCCAGACGTTTCAGGTCTATCTCCAGAAGAAGCACAGTTAGTACAACAACGTAAAGCAGAACTAGCAGAGATGGCGCGTACAAACAAATCGTTGTTTGACCAACAAGTTGCTATGGCCAATGAGTTTTTACAAGCGTCAAAACAAGCGCAAGCAAACCCTGCTGGTGCATACGCTGAAACTGCAATACAAACAGAACGCCAGATTGCAGAAAACACTCGCGGTCTATCTAGTAATGCTGCTGCAGCTGTAGCAAGACAAGCTAAAATAGCTGGCTCTGCCGCTGGGTCTGTTGCCGCAGCAGCCGAGACTGATAGAGGCCAAGCTGCTGGTCTGCGGTTCCAACAAGCTGCATTAGATTATATGCCTGATTCAGCACCAGAAGGTGCAGCAGGTTTAACACTACCTCTTATGCAAGACCTTGCTGAACGCAGACGCCAAGCACAATCAGACTTAGTGTACGGCACAACTAGCGCATTTGGTTACGGTGGTGAAAAAGAACCGTTCTTGCAAGCGTATGGTACTAAACAAGCCGGTGGTATCGGCGGTAGTGGTGCAATCGGTTAATTTAAGGAGCTAGTCATGGCTGGTCCATCTTATTCTCAAGTACGTCAAGCCGGTGGTCTAGGAACTATAGCCGGTGAAAACTCTATGGAAGCTTTTGATCGGGCTGTGTTAAACGCACAAAACCGCACCAAAGGTTATGAGGATATAAACACAAGCCGTCTTGCTCAAATACAAACCGGCCAAACAATACAAGAAAATGAAGTACTACTAAAAAGGCTGCGTGACCAAGAACTAGCTAGACTTGGCGAAGCGCCAGCAAATCCCGGTTTAGTTAGCCCACAATTTCCCAAAACACCAATACCCGCACAAACATTGAACCCTGCTGGCCCAACACCTGCACAAATATTAAACCCTAATCTACCTAGTAATACACAAAATATCCCTTATGATTTAGGTCAACCTGCACCGGAAGGACCTACTGTACCCCCTTCGTTGCCCCCAGCTGGGTTAACTACGTATCTACAAAACGGTCCATTTAAACCCGAAGAATTTACGATTGGTGAACAAGTAACCCAAACTCCGACATTTACGTTTCCGCCCCCCGAAACTGATACATCTGCCACACAAGATGCCGCAGAAACTACGCAAGTAAACGCAATAACTCCTCAAGTTGTAGCACGTTGGAACGAACTTGAACGTATATATGGTTTTCCTACAGGCTTTCTTAAAAATTTAGCACAAATTGAAAGTAATTTTGACGTCGGAGTTATGAACCGAGAAGGCAGCGGTGCTGGCGGCGCTTTTCAAATTATGCCAGAGACTGCCGATGGTTTAGAATTAGCACGAGAAGATAGATTTAATATTACTAAAGCTACTGATGCTATTGTAAAACTTACAAATAAAAATCGTAAAGCGTTAGAAAAAGTTTTAGGCAGACAACCAACTGCTGCAGAGTTGTATCTAGCACACCAGCAAGGTGCGCGAGGAGCTAGCTTTCTGTTAATAGGCGCGAAGCGAGGCGATACAGCTTTTGATGTATTTAAAAACTTATATGCAAAAAACAAAGACCCATTAAAAAGAGCCAGAGCTGTATTAGATCAAAACGGTTTTAGGGGAAAAAATCCTTCGGCTTCTGAGTTTGCAAATTATTGGATGAACAGGTTCAAACGTATAGAGACTGATCCGGCAGATATTCCAGTTGTAACAGCATCTATTGAAACAGCATCTACTGAAACAGCTGCTCCGGTTGAAACAGCTGCTCCGGTTGCACCAAATCCCTCCACAACCCCTACAAATTTAGCTTTAGCCCGAGAATCTGGCCAAGAATTTGAATCCTTCAAACAAAAAGCTTTAAAATTATACCCTGCGTTAGATGAGGGTGGGGCTGCAAATATTTTTATCTTAGGCGGTGTAGGTAAAAAATTTATACTTGAACAGTCAGTTACAACAGATAGCGACGGCCCAGCATCTAGTGGAGCAGTAGTAAGTGAAGAAGTACAAAGCAGAAGCACTAGTCGCGTTGATGATGCCAATGCATTTGGTTCTCGTGTGCGGGGTGTTTTAGCTACTGTTGTAGACTACGCCGCAGGCGGAGTGGCTGCAGCTGGAAACACAGCGTATGGAGTATCCGCTGATGTGTCGGGTGCTGTAGCAGCTATTTTAGGATTTAACGGAATTTCTGCAGACTTAGAAAGACTTTCTGATGTTGCGTACAATGTTGCACTGCATAACCTAGTACAAGGTTATGTTGCTGGTGCAGGCATGACAGCTGAAGAATTTGACATGGAGCCAGCTGAATACCGAGAGCTGCTGTTTAAAGCAGAGCAAGCTCATAAAGAAGCCATAGAGAAGGGTGTAGTAGAACCTCCTAAACCGGTAGAACAAGCACAAATAGAAAAAGCTACGGAATTAAATTTTACAGGGCCAACAACTGGACAAAAAGGCGGGTTAACATTTGGTGATAAAAAATCAAGCACCACCCCTGTAATAAAACCTAGTCCAGATTCTCTTGCATTTATAGGTAATGATCTTGAAATTAAACAAGCTCGTAATGATCTTGCTTCGCAAGGGCAGAAGTTGTTATCTGCGTATAAGTTTGCCCAGTTAACTTCAGACTTTCCAAAAATGGCAGCAATACAATCGCAATTAAACATGATGGACACAGACCGTAGATACTTAGACGGTATGGTTATGTTAAGTGAGTTTAACAAAGGCAACGATCAAGCGTTAGCAGATTGGTTAACCTATTCATTTCCCGGTGATAACTACGCACTGCAGCCTTACACCGATGGTAGGTATGGTATTGTAGACAAGGGTACTGGAGTGGCTGTTGATCCCCGAGTCGATAACCTTACTAGAGAACAAATGATTGCTGACTTACGTAACATTTATGATCTTGAGTACAAGCAGCTTAACAAAGCATCTATGGCTACGCAAGCTAAACTAAAAGCTGAATTGTTTATGAAAGAATTTGAATCACAATTAGCAACAAATAAAGAATTAAAAGTAGAACTTCTAAAAGGATCAATACAACAGAGAGTAGAAAAACTTAAACTAGTTGAAGGAGCAAAAGAATATAAATGGACAACTATGCAGGGATCAAATGGATCAATGGCTATTGCCCAAATACCCAACTCAGATTCTTTTCTTATTTTACAAGATACAAAGGTTATAGGTGGAAACGGAGAGGAAACCATTGAACCTAGAATAACCATAACATCTTCCGGTAATCCAATGGCGACTTTCTAAAGGCAGATACACATGGCTAGCCAAATATTAAAACGCGGAGTAAATAACTCTATGGGAATTGGGTTAAGCCCCAGACCGGGAGACCCGTACAGTACTACAGCCAGTACAGGTATTGGTAACCTGACTCCAAGCCTTGCAGACCAAGCGTTTGGCAACAGTGGTACGTATAATCTTGGCACACCTTCCTCGTTACAAGATTTAAGAAATGAAGAAAAAAAATTACTAGGTGATTTTGATAAAGCAGCACCAACTATAAAAGCACCACCGCCAACACCGCGCCGTCCTATGATTGCTTTTGATAGATCAAGTGGTAGGTTATCTGTAAACGGTTTTGAATTTGATAGTGATGACTATGCGTCTGCGGTACAATCCCAACAATATCTAAACGCCCCTAGTCAACGTCCGAAAGGTGCAAATTGGGATAGTTTATCTGCTAAACAATACAATGATTATCTTAGCCGTATTACAAACCCTACATTAGGAACAAGATTTAAACGTAGTTTTGAAATAGGAACCCAAGGATTAAAAACACTAGCTGGCGCTGGGTTACAGTTTGCCGGTGCAGAAGATTTTGGTTCTGAACTTGTACAGAGTTCACAAGAACGAATACAAGAACTGTCACCGTTTCAAGCTACAGCAGCCGAAGTAGCAGACGGTGAGTTAGGTGCTATTGAGTACGCTGTGTCTATGATTGGGCAGCAAGGACCAAACATTATTGAGTCTATTGCCGCTGGCCTTATAGGTTTTGCAGTAGGTGGGGCAACATCTGGTAACCCGTTAGGCGCAGCACTTGGTAGCGTTGGCGGTATTATGTCAAAAGCTGGCTTTAAAAAAGTCGCTATTGAAGCCGCAGAGGTATACGCAAAAAAAGGTCTTAAAGGGCTTGATGCAAAACAACGCAGAGCGTTAGCCCAACTTGGTGGTGTAGGCGCAGCGACAGCTATTAATAACTACGCCATAGGTACAGCTGATGTGTATGGAGAAATGCGCGATAGAGGCGCAGAGGCTGGTGATGATAGAGCTAGAGCAGCGGCTGCAGCACTAGGTATACCGTATGCTATCTTGTCTACTATACCTGAAGCTATCGGTGCTAGTAGGCTTTTAGGGTTATCTACCGGCGGATTAATTAAACGTGTCGGAAAAGGTATTGCAGGCGGTGCGGTATTAGAGGGCGGAACAGAAGCCTTACAAGAAGGCGTAGTCATGGCTGGCGGTAGCCAGTACGGAGATGACCCTTACACAAACGACGAAACTACAGCTAGACTTATTGAAGCCGCTATAGCTGGGGCTACAGTCGGTGGGGCTATCGGTGGCGTAGTTAACATACGCAAAAGCACAGATAGAAATGAGCCGGTAAACATTTTAGATGGACCGCCAGTAGAAGATTATCAGACTCAAGATAGTTTAGACTTGGAGGGCGGCGAAGGCACAGCACCTAGAGCAGGTTTACGTACTAATTTTGTAGGCGAACAAGGTGAGTTCTTTGGCGACGATGTTGATTTAGGGACGCGTCCAGATCAAGACATCCAAGAAGACCAGCCAGATTTATTTAGTTATGACCGAGACGCGCCTACAAGGGCAGGGTTTGGTCCAGCACCAGACCCCCAAGGGGATTTGTTTGGTGACGATGTTGACCTAGGTACGGCTCCTCCTCCCACTACACTTGATACCAGTGTACAAAATGTCCCTATGTCTACCCGTGTTCTCACGGAAGAAGAACGTATAAGACGGTATAATGCTGGTCAGCTAGGTACGTTACCGGGTATAGTTTTGCCTGCTGTTAGAGGACCATTAAAACAAGCGGAATCAGAGGCTGACCCAGACCTACCTAGAATATATGAAGGTTCGTCATTACAAACAGAGTTTGATCTACCGACAACTAGTTTTGAAGAAGGGGAACAACTACGAGATAATGCACGGTTTTCTCAAGCTGGTCCTACAGGTCCGACTACTGATAGCCAGTTATCTGGTCAGTTAAATCCTGTTAAACAGGCTATGGCGGACAAAGCTGAAGCTAAACGACAACGAGATGCTGATTTTGATGCGGCTGAAAGACAACGTACAAAATCTGAAACCGCAAAAAATTTAACAATCGACGATTACAATGAAGGTGTAACTGCATGGGATACGTTTTCAGACGAAGCAGGTAAACTGTTAAACAATGTAACTCTTAATAGTCGTTCTTTGAAAGCCCAAGAGGAATGGGTCAGGGCGGTTATTGGTACGGGCGCATCTAAATCTTTGTTTAACAAGTTACGCAAACAAAAACAAAAAGATAGTGATGAGCCGTTAGTACGAGCGCCAACTGAAGCAGGGGGTTCTACTACAAAATCTAAATTTAAAAAAGGTGCACAACGTATAGCCCTTTTGTCTGATTCAGAAATTCCTGTAACTATAGTTACCGGTGATGCTGTAACTACTACAGTACAAGGACAGGAAACCGAAGCATTTATTTTAGTGCGTAATGAAATAGACGGAGTAGAAGGTTTTGTACCGCTTGCAAGTGTTTTAGATAAAAAGTGGCCTAAAGGTTTTAAACCAGAAAAACCAAAAGAGCCAAAAAAACCAACGCCAAAAAAGTCACGCGCGGCGGCGGCAGACAAAGCGCAAACGGACGAAAAAAAGGAAAGCTCACAGTCGCAAGGGCCAGAAACCAAAAGCCAGCCTGATGAAACTAAACTACCAGAGGGTACAGCAAGCGGCCCACTAAAACTATTTAGGTCGGGTAAAGTAGAAGCGCCCGATGGCTTTATGTATTTAGCTAGCAATAAAGCGGCTGCTATAGGCGGAGCTAAACTTAAAACACTTACACGAATAGATGTTAATTTTGCTAATATGCTTACTGTTAAAAGCAGGACAAAGTTAGCCGAGCTATTTGGTAAAGGTAATGACAAAAGTTATGCAGACGCAGCCCGTAAAGAAGGGTATGATGCCATTGCTATTCAACGGAATATGCAAGGCAAAAACCCGTTTATAGAATACTTTGATCTAAACCCAAAGGTAGATGACGATGCCGTACAAAAGCCAAGCGCAGCGCCGATGGATGATGGCGAACAGGCCGGACCTCGCAAAGAAGATGGAGATGGAGACGCCCAAAAAACGGATACTACCGGAAAAAGTGAACCCAAAACCAAAACCGAAACCAAAACAAAACCCGCTGACAAGTTAAAAAGAAAAGCATTAGCAGCACCCCTTTCAAAAGAAGCTGGGGTTGTGTTTGATGATGTTGTTGCAGAGTTATTCGACACTGATCAAAGCGGTAATTTACTAGAAACTATACCCACAGTAGATACTATTGATTCTAAAACAGTAGCTAAAATTAATAAAATTGTAGCTGACAAAAAATCAAATGCTGCAGCAAAACAAAAAGCTGTTAAAAAAGTTTTATTAGACGCACCCCTTCGTAAATCTAGTTTTAAAGAAGAAGCTATTGGTAGCCTGTCTGTAGATAAACTTACGCAATTTATAGATACAGCCCAGAAACAAAACATTAAATACTATGGAGCGTTAGACAGGTTATTAAGACTTGCTTTTGTAGAAAACGATGTAAACGCACGGACCAAAGCCAGAAAAGCTATTGCTACATACAGTGATGAGCTAAACGGAAAAGCACAATTCCAACTTATTTTGTTTCAAATTGCAAGTGATGTAGACAGCATACCGGTTATGAAGCCCGAGGGTAAAACATTTTCTAAAACAGAAATAAATCCGTTTTACAAATTGTTAGCTGACAACGACTTAGTAGGACCATTGCGATTAGACAACAGCAGTCGTTTTAATGAAACAAATGCACCTGCTGATATTGCAGACCTACTTAGTTTGCCACCAACTGACCGCGATGAATACTTTATTAACAATCGTATGGACGCCATACTAAAAGAGGAAGGTATAAAAGATAAGACGCAGACAGACCAATCATTAAGTGATTTGGCTGATAGTGCATCTCTTGATTTAGAGATAAATGTTGACCAAGGCAGAGCAAAACTTATAGACGCAGACACAGGCAAAGCACCTAAAGCCATGTCAAACGGCAGAGTTATGATGTTGGCTAGGGCATTTATATCTAAGCTAGAATCTAAACCTAAGCTACACGTATACCGCAACCAAGCTGATCTTAAAACCAAGAACCCTAGACTTTACAAAGCGGCAGTTAAAAGCCGAGCAAAAGGAGACTTTGATACAGCACCGGCTGTAGGCTTTGCTTTCGATAACACAGCTATTATATTCTCAGACAGGGTTGCAAACGCACAGCACCTTAACTTTGTACTGGCACATGAAACACTAGGTCACTTTGGACTACGCAGTGTTGTACCTGCGGCTCAGTTTAACACAATTATGGAATCTATATACGACAGCAATGCACAGGTACGTGCAGCTGTAGATAACTCTATGGAAGTTAAACGTGATGGGGTGGCTAAACAATCTAAAGCAGAAGCTGTTGAGGAATATCTAGCTGACTATGCAGCGGTACTAGACACCAACATTATATCTAGAGTGTGGATGGCAATTAAAAGATTCCTTAACAAGTTTGCCAAGATTAAGTTTGGTGACGAGGATGTGCGATACTTACTAGACCAATCACGCAAGTATGTAAGGTTGGGTGGCGGACCGGTTATTATGTCCGAAGTTGCCAATCGGTATAATCAAGTTACAACGTCTACAGGACCAGCATCTAATGGTAGGTTCTCTGTTGCTACTCCTCTGCGTGACAGTCAGATTGCGTTTGCTGCTGGGCAAATGCAACCTAATATGTATAACTCGTGGGAAAGCGTCTTAGATAGAACTAATGTATTTGTAGGCAAGGGCGGCAGTATGCGCCAAAAGTGGCGCTCGTTTGTTACTAACTTTTTAAGTTTGTCTACTTTTAATGCACGGGAAAACGCTGGCATCCAAGCAATGAACAACTTGTTTGAGCGGCATGGCCAGAAGGCAAGCGAGGTTCGTATCAAAGGCAACGAAACTATGGCCGTTGCTTTAGACCGCGCCATTAAAAATATAGCCGGTAGCATATCTACGGAACAGACTAAAACTTTAAACACAATGCTGTATGATAGCCAACTTAAATCTGTTTATGAACTACGGGAACTTGGCGGCATAGAAAAATTTAAAGCCCCATTGTTTAAGGTGGTAAACGGAAAAGTTACACAAAACGAACAGCTAATAAACCAACTAAAAAGTTTAGGGCGGCGATCTTTAAAAGAACTACGAGACGGTTATACATACGTTGAGATTGTATCAGAAGCAGGTAAAAAAGATGTAAAAAGAACAGTTAAAGTAAAGGGCATAAAAGGTTTAACAGAAAATAGCGTAGAGTGGATTGCGTACCAACAAACAAGAAAAGCAATGGAAGATGTAGAAATAGAATTTTTACGTGCAAAATACGTTGCTCAACTAGACGAAGAACAATCTGCAATAGAACAATTTGAGGGTATGCTACGACCTTCAGAAAAGTTTACGCCTCAAGATGCTGCGTTGTTAAAAAACCTTATAAAAACAATGAGTACTTTGTATCGTGAAAACGAAACAATAAAGGATGGCAAAACTACGTTAGATAAACAAGCTACTAAAAACGCAGAAAATTTTGCCCAAGCTGTTAACAGATTTTTAATTGGTGCAAAACCAATGGAATTACCTGTTGATCCTAAAAAACCTGATGGCGAACAAAAGATTGTTACTGTTGATTCATTCTTTAAAGATGGGACAGGTAAAGATGTACTTGCCCAACTAAAAACTTTTAGAGATAGAACAAGCAAGAGCGCAGGGCAGTTTGAGTTCCAAACTAAATTACGGCAAGTAATGTTGTCAGAGTATGCGGCTACTGTTGAATCAGATAAATTTACAAAAGTCACACTAGCAAGCGGGTATGTTCCTTATTTGCGTAGTGGTAAGTTCCAGCTGCGTGTCAGGGCATCCTTGGGTAATCAAATACTTTCTGTTGATGACAGCTACAAAGATCAGTTTGTATATATGCAATTTGATACTGAGCGGGAAGCTGCATCAGCAGCTAAATCTTATAACGAGTTGTTTAAAAATGAAAAAGTAACACTAGAGGCTCTTGATCCTACGGGAGAGAAATTAGGATACCAACGTATAGAAGGCGTAAAACTAACAGCAACGGTTAGCGCCGTAGCGGATACAATATCTGCACCTATGGAGTTAAACCTTAACGAATTTATCATGGGTATAGAAAGATTTGGTATAAATCTACCGCCCGAAAAAATGAAACAAGTTATTACTCAACTTACAAATCAAAATGCTAGCGCACGTAAAAGATTACAACGTAACTTTACCCCGGGTGCTGATCTAGACGCAGTGTTAGCAGTAGCGCAACACATTGACAGACGGGCATCTGCTGTAGCCAAGGCGTTGTATCGGACAAAAGTAAACGACTTGCTAAACCTAAGCCGTAGACAGAGCAATGATCTGTGGAGAATGGACAGTTCTAGGGTAAAACAAAAACTGGCTTCGTTAAAAGACAGAGCTACAAACCCCCAACTGTCGCAAGACGAGCGGCGGGATGCTGTTCGTGAATATGAACAGATGCAAATGCAATATAACAAAACCAATGTAGTTATAGACGGGGAAGTATCTAACAGGGGTGATGAGTTTTACAGACAGGGTATAAAAGGATTTGAGTTCCTACATTCTAATCGTGATGTCAGTCAATCCGATATAGAATCCGGTAAGTACGCTTCTCGTATTCGATCTGCTACCGGTTTATTCCAGCTTGGCGGTTCTTTAGCTACGGGCTTGCTTAACCCTATTGGCATGTACGTAAACGGTCTACCGTTTCTAGCCAGCTATAACGCTAAAACTAATTTTGGTGGAGGGTTCGGTGCAACTGCTGCTACATACGAGCTTAATAGAGCCGTGGCCTCAGTAGGCTTAAAAGGTACGTTTAAGATGCCGTCCAACGAAGCGTATAACTCGGCATCGTTCTACGAAAATATTGCCAAGAAAATGGAAAAAGATAACAGACCAGCAACATATGCTGACCCCGAAAGTGGTTTAACTATTGACGAAGCTAAGTTTATTGCCAAGGAAATCAGAGAAGGTGTTATGATCCCTGCTCAAGGCAACGCAATGATGGGTTTGTCTAGGGGTACAACAGGCCCGTTTAATACGGCTTACCAGAAGTTCGCAGACGTATTTATGGTGGCATTTACCAGAAGTGAACAAGCGTCTCGTAGAAGTCTGGGACTAGCGGCGTACCGGCTAGAATTGCAACGCCTCAAAGATGTCAAAGCTAGCGGTGATATAAAGCAGAAAGCCAGAAACTTTGCTGTAAGCGCGATCAACCAAACTATGGGTGAATACTCTGTGATGAACAGACCGGCGTTCTTCCGAAGCGGTATTCAAGCCTTCGTGTATATGTATAAAGTGTACCCTGTCACATCCATACAGACGTTTGCTAATCTAAGTATGGCTGGCAAGTTAGGGATGCTTGCGCTGTTGTATACTCTTGCTGGCGCTGGAGGGTTTCCACTAGCAGAAGACTTGGAAGACCTTATAGACACCATGTTACAGATGGTCGGATGGAAAGCATCTATGGGTAGTTCAAGAGTTTGGCTAACTACGCAGTTGGACGAACAGTTGTTTGAAGGTGCAGGATCACTGTTAATGGATGGCCCATTAAAAGAATGGATACCAATCGACCTTGCTGGGCGCGTGTCACTAAGCAATGTAATTCCCGGTACATCAGTACTCATAGAGGGTGCTGATGTAATGCAGGAAGTAAAAGACATAGCAGGACCGATAGCTGGGTTTAGTTTAGACACGCTAAAATTTGTTAGGCTTGGGGTCACCGCACCGTTTAGTTCTACAGTAAGCGGCATAGACGTATTGAGAGCCGCGCCTACTACCCTTCTTAGAAATGTGGGGGATGTGTACTCATACTATCAAAACGGGGCCGTAGTGGATAAGAGAGGCTACGTAGTATCAAACGAAATGAGTGCTGCGTTAGCCATAGGTAGACTAGCCGGTTTTTATCCGCGCTCTGCTGCAAAAGAATACACAACGATCAAGTATGCTAGACGAGTTAGTGATTATTCTAAAGCTGTGTCTGCTGCATACAGGACAGCATGGGTAAAAGCTGACGCTGCTGGGCGTAGAAAACTTGAACGTGAAGTAAGAGAGCACAACAGGTTGTACAGAGGTACACCTATGTACATAAGCAACTTCCAACGTAAGGTCAGGGAAGCGTTAAAAGAGGCTAAGAAAACAGCTTCCCAACGTACCCTAGACGCATCAGCTAGAGCAGGTCGGGATTACCTAGAGAACTTCTATGATGCACTAGGAGCAGAATTGTAGACTACTTAACGGCTTGTAACTGCCCCAGTGTTAGTTCCTCGTATGCAACCTCGGCTTCATCTAGTACCCCCTGCATCCGTGGATGAGACAGGTTTATACCTATGACGTAAGATTGAGGTAGCTTAATCGGAGTGTGCTTACCTAGTGAGGTTTTCTTATGCTTAGGCGTGGCATCTGCATGTTCATTCTGTAACGTGTCCATGATACCTTTGTAGTCACCACCTCGCTTTGATAGCCACTTTCTGAAGTGCGCCCTGTCCAGCATCACAGTGCCGGTATCAAATAGATCACCACGATCTTTGCGGTACACATCCACCCTCACCCTTATACCACTTCTAGGTAAACGCTCGTAGTCTATGGATGTCTGGTCACCGGTGTGCATAACCCGTACAGTCTCGCTGACCATTTCATTTAGGTACTCAGATATAAGATCAAACCCGTCAGTGTGGTTCTCTGTAACTGTCTTACGCAGTGCACCGATTTGATTTAACGCCCACCACATACCGTCTTCTGGGTTAAATTTTATAAGTTCCCAACCGTGTGCTAACTTCAGCGACAAGTACGTGAGTACCATAACTTGTTCCCAGTACCTTTCCTGACCTGTAAACTCTACGTTAAATGTAGCACGAAATTCTTCAGTAGCTTGGTCAATCATGGCTCGTATGCCTTGCTCACCAATCTCCATCAGTTTCTTTATATATACATCACCAACGGCTCCGTAGTTCGTTGACATGACAGTGAATATCTTCTTACCTGCGTCACTACTTTTAGTGAACAGAGGGTGCGCGTCTACTGTAAGCTCTAGTAGACGGGCCATCTGAGCATCAGTATCTAACCCAGACGCTATCAACTTGGAACTCATGGGTTTGTTTGTAGATACTATACAGAACGTAGCCCATGTCTTAGCCTCGCGTTCTTCTGCGTTACGGTTAAGCCTAGCCTTGTCACGACCTTGGCTAACCCAATATAGAAAGTCACCAACGTCTCTGTCACTCATCATGGTGACTTCATCAATAGTTACAGGTAAGTTGTTATACATACCAAACCTACTGAACAGTGTGTTCTGTGTGTACTTAGCTTGGAAGTGTAGCTTATCAGGATTGCCCCATACAGACTGCGCCGCAAGCTGGGCTAACGACTTACCGCCCCCTGTTGTTCCATACAGAGATACGGTCATACCTTTCAAACCAGTGAAGGACATCAAAGGTGCGGCTAGACTTACACCTATGCTAAACATATGAGCGTTTAGTTTAGCCTTGCCATACACCTCACTAAGCTGTGTCCACTTTTCAAGTGTACCAGAGCTACCAAACATATCACTGCCCACACGCTGTGATGCAGACGCTAGTTTTATTGATTCGGTTTCTACTGACCCATCCGGTTTACGCCGGTACAATACATCGCCAAGTACGAATAACTTGTAATCCTCTTTCCATCCCATCGAAGAATACAAGTTAGTCATAGTCCGCTGTTTGCGTAGCTCATGCATGTAAGACCGTAGCATCATCTGGAAATACTCTGTCTGCCTTCTGGTTTCCAGTACAATACCTTGGTCAGCAATAGACCCTACAAACTCTCTGTATGTACCGTCAGCCAAGTAGCCTTGTCTAAGCACTAAGTCTTGCCAACCAACGTGTTGCCTGTTCCACTTGTACCTACATACCTCGTAGCCCAGTGTTTCGTCTCTGCCATAACTGACAGGGTATATGTCAAAGTTAGTAATCGGTACGTCACTGTCATCAATCTCTACGTACATACCGCCATTAGCTCGTTTGAATGGTTTGGGTAACGGCACATCGACTACAGCATCAGACGGGGCATTAGCGGAAGTATCTTGCTCCTTGTACTGTGCGCCTAACTTGGCTGGTGTTCCTATCTTACCCCTGACAGGGCAACCGTTACACCCACCCACGTTATCGTTCTCAAACTTTGTACAAGTTGTTGGTCCAGTTACTTGCGCTTTCCACTGGTGCAACTTACGAACCGTCTCATCTGGATCGTAGTTAGCGTGGTCACGGCTCCATTCTTTAGCCACATCTTCTGCATCGTGGCAAACACTAGCAATACCTAGGAGGTTATACCACATAGGCTCACTAACTTGGTCTTGGTTGTCCACAGCCCATGCTATCTGCTGGCATTTAGATTTGACTATGGATGCGACTGACTTGGGGTAACTATCATTCTTGTGCGTCTTGCTCGGCGCTGTAGATTTTATGTAAGACTTCAGACAACTTGTTATACTAGCTAGGTCGTTTGGTGGGCGGTCTAGGATCAGCTTTACTTCTTCACCGCCCCTAGCGTTGTGTGTACCTATGGCTCTTAGCACCCTAGCATTATCTGCTGGCACAGCCATGTCTAGCTCAAACCCATGTGCTACTATCATAGCCTTCATAGCATTAGCCAGAGGCTTCCATTCCGCTGGACGTAGAGGCTCGTTTAGAACCCAGTATACATGAAGTCCATTACCGGATGATACCACCATCGGCTCCGGTAAACCCGTATCTCTCACAAACTTAACCAGTGCCGTATACCCTTCTTTCTTAGTGAGGTACGGCGTAGGATTTCCGTTCTTGTCAAAGCCACAATCTATATCAAGAGCAAATGTCTTGGTACATAATACGTTAAGCTGTTTACGACTGCTCTTATCTTGGAAAGAAGATATAGCATAATATGTATTGTGTTTACGCCCGTCCAATTTGACGATAGCGTTACCGAGTTCATCCACAGTAGAATAAAATCCTTGCCGAGCAACCCCGTCATTTATGACGATTGCACAGTAGTTACCTTCTGCGGGTAGAACTCGTTGAAGAAACTCCAACGTGTTCATTATCACTGTCCCTAGTAAAGGGGGGACGTACCCCCCTGATGTAGCCTAGCTGCGTTCCTCTAAAATCTCAAGCAGCCTTTCGTATAGTTGGTCAGACTTCATTTGCATAAAGCCTTCCGGTGGCCATTCTTCCTCCCTAAGTAAGTCTATCAGTTGGCGTAAAGCTAACTTAACTTTATCCTCGTTAGACTTCCTTATACGCTGACCCCGTACCCAACTCTGGTAAGTCATACGTGAAACACCTAACGCCTTAGCCATGTGTCTTTGGTTAAGGTGTAGATGACCACGTAGTGCCTCTACCTTTGTAAAGTCCACAGCCACTACAGTTTTGTAAGGCTCCTTAGTCATCTGCGGTCATCCCTGCTAGCATATCATCAACCTCGTCTACACCTGCCACCGCCCCTGAAGAAGGCTCAGGAGTACGAGCAACCTGTTGCTGGTTGTTTGGCTGTCGTGCAGCAGGACTAGCTGCGGACGTTTGCTTCTCACTTATCGACAACTGCATATAAGGTTTACCTTGTTTGGTAGTACCCATCCAACCTGCAACACGCTTGTCAGGATGCAAGGGCATAGGACCAGAAAAGTCAGGTGCTTTGGCGTTACCGTTCTTATCGTTCTTATGCAACGTACCTACCTTAGCGTAGATGTTTACAATGGCCCCCTTGCCTTGACCAAGCGTCTCTTTAACGAACATAGCATCTGCTTGTACGCCGTCTACGTTTACGTTGCCGCTACCAATCAACTTCTGGCGTTCTGTTTGCCATACTTGATTAGCGAATGGCGAAAACATTACGCCTTTGTTTGTGTTATCGTATTCCATAGTTTCTCCTAATCTAGCATACCGTGAAGGTCGCCCATCATTGTGTCAGACATATCTTGGTCTAAGTTATCAGCAGCTGGGACCGGTTCCTGTTTAGCCTTAGCTACTTTTTTAGGTTTAGGTGTAACGTCTTTCATTACCGGCGGTACTGAAGACTTCTTAGGTGGCGGTGTCTGTGAAGCGGCGTTACCATCATCATCCTCTGGGGCAAGTCCTGCCATACCCAAAAGCCCATACCTACGCGCGTATGTAATCGCACTACCCAAGCCTTGCATGTCTTGCTTGCTCAAGACTAGGTAAACGATTGATTCATACTTCTCACCGGAAGAATGTAACAGCGTTGTCAATACATACGGACCAAACTGATCGTAGCCATTGGACTGTAGTATTGCAAAGTTATGCCTATGAAACGCTTCCTTACAAGCGTCTACACAAGCACTGAGGCTGGCGTATCTACTACGGAAGTGTGGGTTAGTAGCATCCTTAAACACTGGATCACACGCCCCTTGAGCAGCAATCAAGTCTTGAACTGCGCTAGGTTCTTTAGCCATCACTATTCTCCTGTCATTATTTTAAATGTTATTGAACCGCTCTTTGTGCGCTTCATTAGTAGATCATCCCAGTACAAAACATCTTCGTCAGACTGCATCATAGATTTTAATTCTGACTTAACAGAGTTGTGCTGGGTCACCGCGCCTTTAGTTTCTATAAACTTTTGAGCAAGAGACGTAGCGCGATTGTCGTGCTGCATACATCGTTTACTGAAACCATTGCGCTTTATTCTGTCAAACACATCAGCAGTAGGTAAGCTAGATATACGTTCACCACCTGACGGGTTGACCGGTGGGACATCTAGCTCTATGTGATCTGCCCAAAAACGTTGGCACTTATCGACATAGTCGTATATCCACTCGTCAGATCGAGAAACCCATACACGCTCGGGTTCTTCGTTACCCAGTATAACACTGAACAACAAGTGTTCAGAATCCCAACAATACATATGGTGCTGTATCTGGGGCATGTAAAAATCACACGCCTGATCTGCTGTAGCAAATCTACCGGAATGTTTAACCTCAACAGGTGTCTCATCGCCAGTACCTTCAATTAACACACCATCTGGGTGAGACGCACACACATCTATCTCGGCTCGGTGTTGCTGGCCTTTACTAGCAAACTTACTAAGAGCGTATACACCGTCACCTACTTCAGCTTGTAACCTCTTAAAAGTCCAATCAATATGGAACTCCTCAGTGTGCACACCAAGTTGAACCTTGAAGTTGTCACTTAGATCAACAGGTTCCTCTAACCCCTTCTTACGGGCGTACACTGCGTACCAATCCCCCGTTATTATGTCCCTAGCATCTGATGACCCTAGGTAAGTCGTTCTATCCATTGCTTTTCTCCATTTCTAGTCTAATCATGTCTAACAATAAGCCCTGCATCTTCTGCTTTCTGGCTAACCTGTCATACATTCTCTGCTCTATCTGCGTGGCTTCTATGTGGACCACGTTAGACGAATGTTTCTTTCCTATGCGCTCAATCCTACCATTGGCTTGAACGTACTGCTCGTTACTTGTTATTGGCCCGTACCATACCACTGTAGATGCTGATGTAAGCGTCAAACCGTGGGCCATAGTAGCTGGGTGAGCCAGTAATATCTTAGGATCATCAGCGTTCTGGAAGTTATCAAATATAACATTGCGTTTAGAGGCAGATACGCTGCCGTTAACTACGCCTACTGTCCAGTGCTTGCTAAGTTCTTTGTGTAGCATGTGTAACGTGCCGGTCAGAGGTACGAATACAATGATCTTGCCCCCAGCTTCGCGTATAACTTCCTTAGTAGCTGCTACACGGGGGGTGCAGTCTAGCTGAACACTTTCACCCTCGTCATTATATGCCACGCCGCAAGCTATCTGTACTAACTTCTGTATCTTAATCGCTTCGTTTACAGCGGTTATAGTCCCCTCTGTTTCTGATTCTGTTATCAGAGTTTTCATCATGGACTTATAATGCTTGACCTGTTCGGGTGTCATTTTGACCTCTCTGGTCTGTCGAACAGTATCCGGTAAGTCAAAGCACTCATCTCTAGTGTACCGTACACATGGTTGCAGTACGTGTTTAACTACGTCCATGCTGTCAGCCCTAGGAACCCACGTATACATACGCTCTCTACGCATCACCAAATCTTTAAACGATGTAAATGTTCTGTAGTTGCTGCCATAAACCATCGGGTTACCTACTAGCTTGGCTAAAGACCATGCGTCTGTAGGCAGGTTTGGCGTAGGTGTGCCTGTCATCAACCACAACCTAGTGTCAGGGTTAACAGACATCCACTTATACAATGCTCGGAACTTAGTAGTAGACGGGTTACGTAACACTGCCGCTTCGTCTACGATAACTAGATCAAACTTACCTATTGCGTCATCACATATGAGCTTAAAACCTTCGTGATTTACAATGTAATATTCTGCGTCTACGTTGAGACGCTTACGACGGCGCTCTTTGGTTCCGGTAAGGATAACAGGTTGTCTGTTGTTTGTCTCTTCTCTGATAGCATCGCCCCAGACACGTTCAAGCGTAGACAGCGGAGATATTATCAGTACCTTACTTACCTCACCAACTGATATAAGATAGTCTGCCGCCCACAACGCGCTCTGAGTTTTGCCTGTACCTATCTCGTTAAGTACAAGAGCTTTAGGGTTCACAGTAAGGAAAGCTGCGGTAAGTCGTTGGTGGTTGTATGGCGTGTACTTACTAGGCCAGCCATAGTGGTGTAGTATAGGCGAAGGTGCGTTAATACCTATACCTCTCAGTTTATGTACAGCATCAACAGTGTGCGGCACTATGGTAGCACCCTTGGCTGTTACTCTGCTGCCTGATACCATCTCGGTAACTTTATCAGGATCACGTAGCTTTAAAGCTAGCTCCTTAGTCTGCTCCAATACTAGCACGGATAAACCTCCTTACCGTAGCTATAGTCTCTGCATCACAGACAACAAAACATTTGCCACCTGCATCCTCTATGTCCGACATACATCTTAGTTGTAATGGTGTCGGCTTCTTTTTATTGTTGGCTTTAGCCTCTATACCTACGAACCTACCACTAACTATAGCAACTCTGTCAGGTATACCTGCTGAACCAAACGGTCCAGCTTGGGGACTATATGACCACACTCCTTCTTCCTTTAACATCTTATCTAGGGCTTTCTTTACGCGCCCTTCCGGTGTTGTAGCCATAGGTAGTCTCCGTTGTATAGTATGTCAAGTTAAAAATTACTTTGCGTCACCATAATTAACGCCTATGTCAGCTTCACAAGCAACAGGTAAGTCTTCAGCCCACGTTGGTGGGGTAGACATAACTTCTACCATGTAGTCTCTAGCAGCTTCAGCTTCGCTCTCGTCAACGATACACACCACTTCATCGTGGACTTGTAACGCCACTTTATAACGCTGTCCTATACGTACCATTTGTTCTGCTACAACTATACGAGCCACGGCTTGTGTTATATTCTCTACTACCTTGCCGCCATATATGTTTACCCAAGGTATCCCGTCATTGGAAATGTCTCCGGTAATCTTTCTAGCAGTTAGCGTATAGAACCCTGCTGGTCTGTTAATGTATCCGTAACTGCGTTGGTCCAGCTCGCGCAAAGCAGGATACTGTATCTGTAACTTGTTAGGCAAAGTTATACCAAACTCATCGTACGGCAGTACGTCATTGCATATTGTGCCTCTATCACCTCGTACCATAGCTCCCAACATCCATTGGCACTGCGACCATAATAGATTTATGTTTCTATTGGTAGAACGGTACAGCTTTACAACTTCGTCCGCTTGGTCGATAGATATGTCTACTGAAGGGTAGCCTGATTTAAGACTGTCTTTAAATTTGTCCTTACCCATGCCGTACCCAAGGCCAAGTATGGCAGTCTTGCCAACATGACGTTCCAACTTATCGGCTTTGGTAATAGGTCTTCCGTAAACCGCCGAAGCAAACTCAGAATATACATCTATGTTGTTACGAAACTGCTCCAGTAGTGCTTCTTCACCGGCTAACCACGCTACTACACGAGCCTCGATCTGAGATGAATCACAAGCTACAACACGTTGTCCATACTGTGACGTAAGTGCGGCTCGAAGTTTGCCGCCCCTCGGTAAGTTTTGTAAGTTAACTTTATCACTACCGCTAAACCTACCAGTATGCGCTCCGTAGTATTTTAGCATGATAGGCAAAGGTCCACGCTCTGCTATACCCATAAAAGCCACGGTGCGTGTCTCGTCTATGGTGGATTTAACTGCCAGCCTAGCCTCACACAATGCCCTAACAACAGGTCTATCGTGTGACAACAATAGCTTAAAACCTTCATCGGTCTTAGCAAATGCGTAAGTGTGTTTGCCTGTTGTGGGGCTTATCTTTAGGGGTACAATAACCCCCAGTTTTTCTAGTAGAGCAGCAAACTTTTGATTAGACATAAGATGGGATTTTATTTTGTCCTCACCACCTAACTTATCCATCAGTCGTTTCTTGTTGGATCGTATACCGGATAGATGTTCTGACAACACGTTGGTGTCTAGCTGAATAGTAGGCTCAGTAAACATACGCAGTGTCTGGTCTATAACTTGTATCTCTGCCGAAGGAAACTTGTTAGCCAATCTCTTGAACAATTTATAAGTTAATTCTACGTCTTGTATGCAGTACTCGGCATACTTAGCCAGTTCTTCTGGTGTAAAGTCTGTACGGCGTTTGCCAATAGCGGCGTGTACTTCATCGCCTTTATATCCTAGTTTAAATTTCTTAGACAACTTGTCTAACGACCCCCCTACCGTCATCTGATAGGAAGGTCGTGACATAGATAGAGTGTCTAGCCACAGCCTTGGTTTAATATTGTATAGCCAGCCTAGTATAGCCCCATCAAAAGCTGTGTTGTGAGCTAGTATAGCTTTGTCACTGTAGTCTATAGAGTTCAGATACCCCTCCACATCATCGCCACTATACCAATCAGTAGGGTTATCATTTACTTTTAAACCTACACCTATAACCTCAAACCTAGGGTCACGTATGTAGGCTTCAGTTGTCATCTTACGCAAAGAATAATCTTTGTCGTAATACGTTTCTAAGTCTAAAGTTATTATATCCATTAACCTAGTAACTCCACTAGCTTAGACAGGTGGTGATGGGCTTTCTTAATATCCTCATCACCACCCTTACTATGTTCCCTAGCAAGGTAACCAATAGCTGTAGCCTTGTGGTAACCTCGTAGTTCCTCGGGAGATAACCAACTATCTAGTGCCTCCCAAGGCTGCACACCCATTGATGTGTAATGAGTACCACCAACCTGTTGCTGGTTGTTTGGGGGGATAGCTCTCATACTAGAGTACATCCCTCTGTAATAATGACACATATATAAGTGTTTAGTTCATCTGGTATATAACGCACAGAGAACGATACAACATCGCCAACTTTGGCGCGTTTTTTAAGACCTTCTATAGACAGAAGCTCGTCACCTCTTGGGCGTCTGTACATACGTATAGTAGCAGGATCACCATCTTCATAATAAGCCTTTTGTATGACCTTAGTTCCGTTTTGTATGTCATCATAACTAACCGGCATATTAGCTTTAGCAAAAGCTAGCACCGTTTTGTTGGCATCTATGATGCTCTTATCAAGCATCCGTTTAGTAAGTGTTATCTTAGCTGTAGTATCCATAACATTGCTCCATTTTTTATCTTGTCTACCTTTGTTTGTATGGTAGAGTAGTTGTAGAGGTTGGCCGAGGACGCAGTTGGGTCAAATATATTGTTTTAATCGCTGACCTCTACGACTACCTTTTTCCCTAGACTAAATGGGGGCGGCATCTACATTAACCTTCACAACTACCTGTGCTTCACAAACTAGCCGCCCCCTTTTTTTAGTCTTTTAGTATTTTACCTGAGCCACTACAGTTTCCGCACGAAACCCAGTAACCTACGGGTTCGTATATACCGCCAAACAACTCAAACCTTTCGTACTCAACTTGTCCTGCTCTGTCGCTATGTTTGCACTCTGGACAAGCTATAAGCGGTGTAAAGTTCTGGCTGTACCTATTCCATACAGACGTAAACTCCTTAGCATCCGACATATCATACGTCATCAAACACCCCAAATCTCCTACGCAACTCTACACTCTGCTCATTACACACCGTATCTATAGCCTGTGATACAAACATAGTTTTCATATCGCCTTGTGGCGCATACATATGGCGGCGTAAGTGACTATGTATAAACATCATGAACAGTTCAGTAGGGTGTTCGTTATTCTTAATACACCTTGCAAGTGTGTCAAGTTCTTTCTCACCATGAAAGTTTACATACGGCCCAGACGGTTGCTGTTCATTGACAGCCTTGTCAACAAGTTCACTGAACATACCCATCTTAGCTCTTACCCTAACCCCCCGTTTCCATGCTCTGATAGCGTTCCACCATACTTTACGGTTGGCTACGTTTACATGGCCTACGTCACTAGCTTGTGGGTTAAGACACTCTTTGGTTACTAGATTAAACTTGATACCCTCAAAATACTCAGGAGCATCAAGCATCTTATTGTAATTATATGAGTAATCTTCTGGGTCATAGCACCATAGTTTCCACCTACCTGTAGCAAACCTAGACCAAAACACGTTAACCATATTATCTAACGATACAGCTAGTGTAATGGCATTATGTTTCACTAGGTTCTTAGGCATAACAAAGGTCAACACGTTGTCAGAAGTTAGGCTACACAAGTGTTGGCCATGTATGTGTATGTCAAAATACTCCCGTTCTATACCCATACGCTCTAACAGTGCATCAGAGCAGGGTTCATAGCGTTTATATAAGCGGCCCATTGAACAGAGCGGCTTACCCTTCAGCTTATGCCTCACACTAGAAAAGTGTGAGACTGCTGTTTCATAGCTAGTAATGACAGCCATTAGCGTGTCAACTTTGCCATAGTTACTGCTGCTGTAAGCTGGCTAGTATCAATACCTAGATCATCTTTGGACACAGCTTTAGATCGTGTCACAATCTCCCTATGTTTACGTTGTTTGTCATCAGGCACTAAGTCCCACAGCGGAGGCCATGCTTTTAGTGCAGGAGCTAACGTACTAAAGCTGTTGATAACCCGCTGTACGCCTTCCACAAACTCATCACGTTTTTTCTCTGCTATATAGAGTTGCTTACACCAAGTTATGTAACGAGCTTTGATACCATCCCACTTGGGATCGTCATTTAGTTTGAAAGAACCATAGCTAGCATCCAAACCATATGGCTTTGTAGTAGAACCGAATAACAAGTTGGTGAAATCTATACGAGGGGTAGTGTAGTTATGACAATTTTCAAAAGTCACGTTACCCTCTGGAGGTCCAAAATCAAGAGCTATAGTTCTACCGCTATTATCGTAGAAACCATTCATTGCTAAAGTACCACGGTCTGAGAAAAAGTTTTTACCCAACTTAGCCATTTTTGTACGCTGGTTTTCTGAGTACAAAATTTCGTGTATCTCCTTACCTAAATTGTCTGTAGCAAAAGACATTCTAACCTTGTCGATAGCAGCGTTGTGTAACGCCCTAGCATTTGTTTTGATGTCTTTGTTCAACTGATCACTGAATCTTACTGTAGCCATGTTACTCTCCTGATATTTCGCGAATCTCTATATCGCCTTGATTGTCTACCTTAATTTCTACTACTTTGTTTGCCACATCTGTCAAAACCTGTAGATAGAACGCACTATCATACTTGGCATCTTCGCACTCCTTACGTGTCAGCCAAATATAAACTAAGTTAGCGACCACTAGGGCCGCTAACAATAATTGTTCTACACTCACATCATTACCACTTCACCGAAGTCAGCTTGATCTGAATGTGTTGACACCCATAGAACTGGGTAGTCTGGTTCGTCACCAAAGTCGTAACAAACTAGATCAGTGATAACGACACAAGCAACTGGGTCTATGTCGTTGTCGTAGATGTAGTCCCATATGGGGCTGAACGCTGTACCGCCTCCACCATGAGACGTAACAGTAACGTCATCATCAGGTTCAAACGTATCCATGTGAGACACCCGACTGTCGAAGTACACTACGTGAAGTTTCTTAGGACGTAGTTCCTCATGCACCTTGATGACTTCAGCAGCAGCTTGGTCTATCTCATCGTCACTAACAGAACCAGAGCAGTCTACAGCAAACACAATGTCACCAAGCTGAACACCTGTAGCTGTAGGTAAGTAAATACCCTGCTGTATAAACCGGCGATTAGGTCTAGCGAAAGTACGCATACCACTGGTAGCTTTCTCAAAGAACCTAAACAACAGTGTTTCCCACGGAACCTTAGCGTTTAGTATAGAACCAACTAGACGCTCCATGTCACCACTGAGTTTACCACACATCTTAGCAGCTTGTGCAGCTTGCGCTATCTTGATACGCCACTCAGCTTGCTCTTGTGCCTGTTCAGCAGGGCTACCATCTGGTGCTTCCATATCGTCACCGATACCGCCCTGTGTAAACCGCCAAGTACCCCCCTTTGGTTGGGGTGGTAACAAGTTATAGATACTGTCAGTGTTGCCATCACCAGCATTGTAGAGGTCTTCGTCTAGTATACCGCCCTCAATAAACTCACCGATACCCTCGTTAGTAAGTATCTGGTTGATCACAATGTCACCAGCTATGTTCCACAACTGCGGATCACGGCCCATGAGACGCCATATATGCTCCAGCATAGGGTGGAAACACTCATGAGCTACTAGAAACGTAACCTGAGCATCACGTAAACTACCAAGAAAGTCGGGATTGTACTTGATACGTTTACCGTTAGTACATGCTGTTAGTATAGTACTGTCAAATAGGGTTGGCATATTCAACGCTATAGCACCGAAGAAAGGATGATCTAAGATCAGGCTAGTCTTGGCCTTAGATATTTTGTCGATTAGCACCTGCTTTTCGGCAGGTGATAAAGTTCTACTGTGGAAGTCCACAATGGGTGCAATTGAAGTCATACAATTATCCTCCTTGTATGGGTTATGATGGTTCCATAAATGCTGCCATCTGAGCAACAATATCAGACGCAGCTTGACCACGATCCTTACGAAAGACAGGATCATTACGGAAGTGATCGGGGTGGTAACCTGTAAGAGTACGCTCAACTTGTTGTCTCATGTTCTCTAGATTGGGATCATCAGCAAAGTTAAGACGCGGTAGTATAGAACAAAGTTCTGTCAACAACTCAATGGTACTGTTGTTGAACACAGCAGCGGGATCATTGAGCTTGTCAGCAAATCTTTTAGTACGATCATACAGACGCTGCCATACTTCTGTCATGGCAACCTGTGCAGCATCAGTAACTTCTTGTGTTACACTGTCACGTATAGCCTGTTCTTCTTCATCAGACATATCGTTGTAACGAAAGTCTTCAGCAGGCAAACTACTAGTACGCATATTCATATAGAACGATGCTTCTAGGTTCTCTTGTGTAGGGTAGTCAGCAGAATTAAACCCCTTACCCAATGACACACTAGCAGCATGAACCATGTCAGAATAACTATCTGAAAACTTAGCAACCATACCTAAAAACTTATGTCTGTCTTGTTTGAAGTCAGACACAAAGTCCATGTAGTTTCTAGTAGGTAAGATGTACGTACCTTTAATCCCCCAAGGTAACGTGTTGGTATAGAACTTACTACGGATAGAGTTCTTCAGTGTAGTAATCTGTTTAAGCAAGTCTGCATTTGGTAGCAGTGATTTATAACCACGGATACTACCATCAACAGCACCGGCATCAGCTGTAAGTTTACTACTGATCGCTCTGTCTAGTCGTGTAAGTGTCGGAACACCTATTGATAACTGTACAAGGACAGCTTTGTTGGTTAGCTTCACCATATTTATATACTCCACTTGGTTTGTCTCATCAGCACAATAGTAACCAACTACTGTGGACAGGGCAGATAGCCGCCCTGTTTCGACAATGTTTACAGATACTTACCGGCATACCAGCTTGCTGCTACTAACACAGCAACCAATACGACAAGTACAGCTTTACGAGGGATACAGATAACGTAGTTATCATCTGCCACTGGTGTAGCGTCTGGCTCTTGGATAGTGTCTACCCAATCATCAGACAGCACTGTGTGGTGTGATTGTGGTCCAGTACCATTGTACCGTTTTACAACCTTACTGTGACGAACCGATACAGCCTTAGCAGTACGACCTAGTACCTCACCAATATCTTCATCAGTGAAGCCTTCACGTTTCATAGACATAAGAGTTTCTACGTCTTTGTCTCTCCAGCTTGTGCTGGCATTAGATGGTCTAGTCATAGTTTCTTTCCTCCACTATGGTTGATTAAAATAACACTGATTGGTTACCGATTGACCAATCTCTGAACGCCTCAGTATCGGCACACTCAGGATCACGGCGTAACACCGTACTGACACAGAGTACTGAGAACTCAGCTGGTAAACGCTCCAAGTACAGGCATAGATTACCCATGTTCTTAGGCGTAGCACGTTGAGCTAAAGCACCGGACATAGCATACAATGTAGCAGCATCATCCGGCACATCAGCAGTCTTAGGATTGAGTAACGTGTTGTCAGGGTTTGGCAGCTTACGAAATATCCTCATAAAGCCAACAAACTCGGCAGCAGCACCCTCACCAATAGCACCCTTGAAACATTCGTACTCAGCTTCTGATGACACAACACCAAGTACTGCACTTACACCCTCCATCCATGACCTTGGTGTAGGGTTACCACCCTCACGTTGTGGGTCGTAGTCATGTAACAAGTTAGGACGGAAACCAATGAAGCTAACAACCTCGGTACGAGCACCGTTGTCGAGAGCATATCTACGCCAATCATCTAGATGCGTCTCTAGCTCTAGCTCAGTCTCACGATTAGCCAAGTGACCAAGTACTTTGTTAGCACCGGCTCTGTCCTGTTTACGATTGCCAGTACTGATAACCTGCCAACCATCAGCCATAGGTACACCATGAACTTCACGTTCTTGGATCAGGTTAGCTAGGGCTTTCTGTAGATCGTTGTCAGCTTGGTTCCTGTCATCGAACAACAGTATACCACCCTTACCATCGTCATACTTGGAACCCTTAGACGGGAACCACTCCGGTAATTTGTACTTGAACGTGGTGTCAGTAGATGATGACATGTCGGGTACACCGAAGTCTTCTACTGGGATGGTAGGTAGATGGCGTTGTATAAAGTGACAACCAATCTCTTTGGCAGTCTGCTGTATACATTGTGTCTTACCACCTCCCGGTGCACCGACTACAGCTACAGGTCTTTTAATCTCCCATAACCTAGCGATGGTATCTTTTAATAGTGATGCTCTCATTACTTAGTCTCCTCATATAATCTATGGTCTGGTGCTTTAGTAACCACGGCTTTGTGGGCCTTCTTACCAAAACTAAACACCATACCCTCAGTAATCCTGTTACGAACGGTCTTGGCTTCCATCTTGTTATCGAAGTAGATGGGTTCACCAGTATCTGTAGTAACAAGGGGTCCGTATGCCCTCCTCCTGATGGCAAACAGTCTTAGTTTATCCATGTAGTCAGTCTCCTTGTGGTTAGTCTCATCAGTGTGCTGATAACCAATCAACACAGACAGGGCTGTTAACCCTGTTTCGACTATGCAATGTCAGTAAGCTGTTGCTGAATGTCTCTCATAGCAGCAGTGTGCATCTTACGTTGAGTGTGATAACGTGGAGAACAATACTCACACTTACAACGATGCATATTGTAACCAAGTCTAGCAGCATCCTTGCTAGTAGATAACTTAGCAGGAACTCTACTATCCCCAAAGCCAGACCATCTCTGGTCCAACAACTTACGAGCTTTGTTAATGAGCCTAAACTTATTAGCTCTACGAAACGCTCTGTTTCTCATGCAATAATCCTCTCTTTCACTAGGCTGTGGTAACCATATGACCACAAATACATTGTACGTTTCCGACTTAGCCAAGTTATGTCCTCATACAGACCACCGATATGGGGCATAGACTGAGTACTGTGTTTGCTAGTAGTCCGACTGTACTTAGTAGAATTGCCAAACCAAATGTTAGATGTCTTATCAAATATGTAGAGAGGCCAGTGATCGTATGACCAAACTACATACTGTCTCTTGGATGGGTAGTAGTCCCCTGTTAGGGAACCACTGTGGTTTGTAAAAGGTTGCAACTTACTGACGTAACGATGACAACCTTGACCAGATGTCTTAATCTGTTTCATTTGTCTTCCTTGATAGTCCAATACCAGTTGTGTGGTATGATGAGGTCAGCATCTTTAAGGGCTGATCTACAGTCAGCAGTGCTGTAGTAACCTTTCCATTCGTTCTGTACGTCACCGTTACTGGTGGTGAATACGACCTTAAACATGGTAGGTGACTGAGCTTGATATACTACATCAGCTTTAACCTCACTCCACATACCGTCTTTCTCCCAATCAGGTAGATCAGCATCTTCATAACCGAAGAACTTAGCAGCATCTTTCAGCTGTTGTGATGTAAGGCTCATTATATATCCACCGTTGTAAAACCATGATTGTTGTACTGAACGACGAACTTGTCATAGCCATGCTGACGTAGTGTCGATCTGTCAGCAACGCTAACTACTGAACCCTCAAAACAACTCATAGGGTCAGTAACTAACAGGTCATGACCAGCAACGACGTCGTATATAACGTCTTGGATATTGAGATAAGTACGTAACCGAGTTCTAACGGCCAGTGTCTTAGTAGCAATCTCTTCGTCATGGAACTCAGCTTGTAAGTCAGCTAGTGACCGCCACTCTTTAAGCTGCTCTCTATTAGCTTTGTAAGAAGTCTGTTTCATAGGATGTCCTCCACAGATTGTTAAGTTTGGATAACAACCAGCTAGTAACTACTGTTTAGTATTTGTTAGTAGTACTTCGTTGGCCGTCCAGCTTTGTCCCACATCTAGGCCAGAATGTCAAATTAGGGGAGGGTATAAAATCAATGAAGGAGTACGCGGATAGTGGTTAGTAGTGTCAAGTATATATGTAAAGTTATGAGGGGTAGGTAAGTAGGTAGTTTATGTTAGGTAAATGGATAGTAAAATAGATAGTGTAAGCTACTGAATAGGCTAAGAAAAATGGGCAACTATATAGAATAGGTATTTTTTTTTATTAATATGGCTACCCTGTAGCGTACCTAAAACTTTACATGTCAAGTTATATATCCTCATGAGGAAAGGGTATTATTAAAAAAACTTACCTAATCTACCTAATATATATAGTTGACATGCTTTCTATGGCAATATTGTACAATAAAAACAACAAACTTTACATGGTTTTGTGTCAAGTTATAAAACCCCCCTAAAAATAGATAGTATGTATAATCTATATAGTTGGATATATACTATACAATTTGTAAAGTTGTACTATAAACCTTAGATTATGGCGTAGTATAGACCCCTTACAAGGGCAGTATTGATACCGTACTGTAGCGGAGCTATAAACCCCCGACGAATGGCGAGTACTATACGAGCAGAGACATACCTATAAGCTTGGAAGCTAGTAGACGCAGGCGGCAGACACAAAAAACCCGCCAGATTGCTCCAGCGGGTGTCGTTTTATTTGTCGCAGTACATCCCAATCAATGTACCTATGACGCCACCAATCAATACAGGAACGATTGGCCACATATTTAATACCATATCAATCATAGCACTAACAACGTGGCTATAACTAACACTATACACAGCGTGAACAGCAACGCTGCTCGTATTTCACCCTTCATAATTCTATCCTTCAAGTTAAGTTAGGTGTTAGGGCGACTTGCGCCGCCCTAACTGTCTGCTTAGAGTTCGCGAAGGTTTGAGGCCTTCCGAGTGAATGAGCGGGTTGCTCCGTCACCCTTGATCAACCGAATTTTCGGTTGTGGAAACGGTCTCTTGACAAATGCAAGAGCAACTTCGTCCGCTTCCTTGACCAGCTTCGCCAGTTTCGTAGGGGTCACGATTTCGCCCTTGTCAACTGTTGTTGCGAAGTCGCCATCGACCCACAACTTCCACCCGTCAAACTTCACTTTGGCTTTGATAACCGCAGCCAATGCGTCTTCAACAGTGTCACCGTCATACTTGCCAGTAGGCGAAGCCTTGATAGTGAAGATCGAAGAACCCTCTTTGGTTTCGATCAGGCGGAAGTTACCTTCCCAACTTGGTGAATTAGCCATAAGCTAACCCCTTTCGAATGCGCCGAACCGTGGCGCTACCGATTATCGGACAAACGTCCTACGGCTTCGGCTAGGATGTCCATGAACAGTGGACTTCAAGTAACGTGTCTAGGTTTCCCTGCGGCGTCTGTTCCCGCCGCTTCGACAATTATCTTTTCCCATAACTAGGCCAGAATGTCAAGTTACGGGGCTTTACCCTGCTAATCCGCTGCAGCTGTCACCATGCCAGCACGGTGACGGCATGGTCGATAGAGGGGGGAGGGGGGGTACATGGACTACGGATTTTGCATAGCCCCCTTATTATAGTAATCCTCACACTGCACAGGCCCAAAAAAGGACCGTGTCAAGTTTGTCAAGTTAGCTCTGTAATCTATTGACTGCTAATCTTGGCCATGTATATCTACAAAATATCAAGCGCAATAAAAGGGAAGCGTGATGGCAGCTTTAACAAAGAAGCAAAAAGAATTAATGGCTAAACACAGTGAACACCATAGCGCCAAACACATGAAAGAAATGACAAAAGCTATGCAACAAGGCAGAAGTTTTACACAGGCGCACAAAGCAGCAATGAAAAAAGCTGGCAAATAACAAGGTGCTTTATGGACAATCTTCCCCTGTACCACACCAAATGGTCTGACCGATTAGCTTTTGACATAGCCTTAATGTTGGAAGGCAGCGGTGAAACCGTAGACGAAATTAAAGACCGCCATCATATTACAGCCCATGACCTGACTGCGTTTAACGCAGACCCTATTTTTACAAAACGTGTAGACGCTTACCGGGCAGAGGTTACTGAAAAGGGGCTTACGTTTAAACTAAAAGCCCGTGCTCAGGCCGAAGAACTACTTACAACATCGTGGCTTTTGATTCACAACCCTGATGTATCTGCAGCTGTTAAGGCTGATCTTATAAAATCCACGGTTAAGTGGGCTGGTCTTGAGACTAGGAGCGATGACAGTGATGGCCCCACTGGTGGCGTTAAGATTACCATTAACTTAGGCGGTGAAGACAAGACCATGACTGTTGAGCCGGACATTGTGGAGGATGCTCAGATTGCCACTTGACATAGACTACACACCCCCAGCTACGGGGCGTACTTTTATGAGTTCGGATGCTAAGATGCGGGTTCTTATGGGTCCGGTTGGCTCAGGCAAATCCGTTACTTGTTGTTTTGAGGTTGTCCGCAGAGCGTCTGCACAGAAGCCGGACGCTACCGGCAAACGGCGAACTCGTGCTGCTGTGGTCCGTGAGACAGCACGGCAGTTACAGGATACCGTTATTAAAACATTTTTGGATTGGTTCCCGCCGGGAGTATGTGGTCGGTACATGCGGACAACTAAGACATATTTTTTTGAGGTGGGGGACGTTGAGTGCGAGATAATGTTCCGCGCGTTAGACGATGCCGACGATGTAGCTAACCTTAACTCGCTAGAGCTTTCGTTTGCGTGGTTTAACGAGTGCCGCGACATACACCCTGACATTATGGACGCTATGTCTAAACGCATTGGGCGTTTTCCTAGTTCCAAGGACGGTGGCCCGACTTGGCACGGGATGTGGGGTGACACTAACCCGCCAACTATGGACACTTGGTGGTACTACCAGATGGAGGGGCTAAGTCCTAAAGACGGAGTAAGTCCTAACGACAATGGTTGGGCTGTTTTTAAGCAACCTAGTGGCCGTAGTGCGTTTGCTGAAAACGTGGAGAACTTACCGGATGAGTATTACGACACGCAGGGTCGCAGCGAAGAATATGTTCGGGTGTTTATTGACGGAGAGTACGGGCTAAGTTCGGCAGGACAGCCTGTGTATAAGTACTTTCGACCAGATTACCACATGGCAAACAAACCCCTTAACATAATTAACAATGGCATACGGCCTGTTATTGTGGGCATGGACTTAGGGTTGACACCTGCTGCTGTGGTGGGTCAGCTTGATCCTAGAGGTCGGACAATTATTCACGATGAGGCTGTTAGTTTTGATATGGGGGTACAGAGGTTTGTACGCACTGTTCTTAAACCGTTACTTTATGAACGTTTTGCTGGTGTACCTGTGCTTGTTGTAGTTGACCCCGCTGGTGTACAACGGGCGCAAACTGATGAACGCAGTGTCGTGGATATAATTAAAGCCGAAGGGCTTAGGGTTATAGCGGCTAAAACTAACAACGTAAGTGCGAGGATCAGCGCGGTTGATAATTTTCTTATGCGTCAAGTTGATGGTGACAGCGCGTTTGTTGTTGACCCTAGGTGTACACAGCTTAAAGCCGCAATGATGGGGGGTTATAGGTTCCACCACAAGAATGGGACTATCGACAAAAACAAACACAGCCATGTAGCTGAAGCTCTGCAATATTTTATGCTGCATATAACAGCTGCAGATGGAGGGGCTTTACTGACGCAACGTCGAGAAATAAAAAAAGTAGCCGCAGGTGGCTGGACTTGACATAGGTAAAATAATCTGGTAGCGGAGAATTACACTGCTCCCTGATGATTGTATTCATTAGTTCTCCTCCTAGCCCACCGGTTTTTCCTCCATGACCGGTGGGCTTTTTCTTTGCTTGTTTAAAAATTTTATGCGTGTATATACTTGCCCATATTCACAGGAGGTACACATGCCCGAAAATAGACCAATGGATTATAAAAAACCAAGTAGTCGTATAGCCGGTTCAGTTTTAACAGCTACAGAACGCGCTCGAAAAAACCGCGCCCAACAACGCGCTAGAGCTAATACTTTAGCTGAGACACGCAGAAGATATGCTACTGCAGATGCAAATCGTAGTTTAGACGCAGGCGGGACTAGAAGAGTTGAAGGTCAATCAAATCCAACCTATGAGTCTATTAAAACAAATGATAGGCCCGGGGAAACAAGACTTTTAAAAGATAAAGTTAGCAAAAACTCTGTGTCAAAAGCACCGACGCCCCAACCTGAGCCTGAAAAACCTGCGTACCAAAAAAAATCGAAGTAAGGTAATATAAATATGGTAGGACTTTCTGTATTACGTGTTGTTAGTAACGACCAGATGGTACGTGATGAGGAAGCTGCTTCTAATCGCGCCCTTGAAGATCGTCAAAACACAGAGTTAATTTTAGGACTTACTTCTTACCTAAGACAATGTTGGGACGCAGCACGTATTGCTAAAAAGCCCATCGAAGACATAATGCTGAGAGCACTACGCCAACGAGCCGGACAGTACGAGGCGGACAAACTACGACAGATTCAAGGTCAAGGCGGGTCTGAAGTATATATGATGCTCACTGAAGTAAAATGTCGTGGGGCTGAAAGTTGGCTTCGCGACATTTTATTAGATACAGGAACTCCACCTTGGGATTTAACCCCTACACCTATTCCTGATTTGTCGCCCGAACAATCTGGTATAATACAACAGATTTTTGCGGATAAAGTTTTACAAGCTATCCAAGCTACCCAACAAGCTCCTTCTATTGAAGAAATGGAAGAACTAAAAGAAGTGGTTAGCCAAGACTATAGGTTTAGAATACTACAAGACGCCCAAAATCGTGCCGATAAAATGAAGATACGTATTAATGATCAGTTTGCCCAAGGCGGCTGGCCCGATGCTTTCAATGATTTTATTACTGATTTGGTTACTTACCCGTGCGCGTTTGTTAAAGGACCGATTGTCCGCCGACAACGTATGCTTGGTTGGACCAAAGGACCAGACGGCGCTACTATGGTCGAAGGAACAGACAGGTTAGGACCAGAATACGAGCGCGTAAATCCGTTTAATATGTATCCTGAACCGGGAGTTACTAAATTAAACGATGGTTACTTGTTTCAACATCACCCTATGAGCAGAACACAGTTGGCCGACCTTATAGGTGTTCCCGGGTATGATGACGCTGCTATACGTAAAGTATTAGAAATAGGTAACGGGCAGTCTTGGATTAATGAAGATGTAAAGTTGCAAGAAGACGAGCTTGAACGTAAGTATTACGTGTATGATTCGCCTACTGAAACGTATGATGCACTAGAGTTTTGGGGTAAAGTTAGCGGTGAAATGCTACTGGATTGGGGTTTAACTTCAGAAGAAATACCCGACCCTGCTAAAGAGTATGATGCTAACGTGTGGGTAGTGGGTAATTACACTATCAAAGCAATTCTTAACTATGATCCGCTTGGAGAGAAGCCGTATGCAACTACCTCGTTTATTAAAGCTCCCGGTGCGCTTTGGGGACGGGGTATCCCCGAAATTATTGAAGACCTCCAAAATGTCTGCAATGCCGCTGCGCGGTCCCTTGTTAATAATATGGGACTCGCATCTGGACCTCAAGTTGAGGTTAACCTTGAGCGCATCCCTCCTAATGAAGACATTACGCAACTATCTCCGTGGAAAATTTGGCAAGTAACTAATGATCCCCTAGGGTCTAGTGCACCTGCGGTCCGTTTTTCTCAACCGGATTCTCGTGCCAACGAACTTATGGGTGTGTATGATAGATTTAGCAAGCTAGCCGATGATCATTCTGGCGTACCTTCTTACGTTACAGGGGACCTTAACGTGTCAGGTGCAGGCAGGACCGCATCGGGACTATCTATGCTGATGGGTTCTGCTGGCAAAGGTATTCGTCAAATTGTTATGCACATAGATAATGATATTATTAAACCTATTGTACAAAGACAGTTTATTTACAATATGCGTTACGATGAAGACGAATCCATTAAAGGCGATGTAGAGATTATAGCTAGAGGCGCTATTAACTTAGCGGTAAAAGAAACTGTAAATGTTCGTCGCGTAGAGTTTTTAAATGCAACGGCCAATCCGATTGATATAGAAATTGTAGGACAAGATGGACGAGCAGCTTTACTACGCGAGGTAGCTAAAGGTTTACAAATGCCAGTAGACGATATAGTTCCGTCCCGAGAAAAAGGACGCTTGGGTTCACAAGCTAAAGCCCAAGCCCAACAACAAGCTGCACCTGCACCTACACAACCTGATGGTTCGCCAAAAGGGGGAGCAGATGCTAATACTGTAACACCAAACGCGACGGGTAATGCATGAAGCGCCCTAGTCCTGATACAATTAAGGTTTTGGCGGCATTGTCTCGCCAATATCCTGCATTACTCGAATGGCTCGACAGTTGGTATAGACACGAGCTTGAGAATCTACCTAATTTGGGTAGTGAGAACGTGGCACGTTCACAGGGGCGGTGTCAGGTTCTTAAAGAGGTTTATGACCTTATTGAAAAGTCCCCTGAATACGCAGCACAGTCTACACCATGAGACAGCTGTTTAATTACGCATACCGTTAGGAGCGTTTAGCATGGCAATACCAGCGCAAGTTAAGAAGCAATCTGAGGCTATTCAAAAATTGTACGAAGAACTTAATACTGAGACTGAGGAACAGGGTGTAAATACGCCCGAGGCCGTAGTTGAAAATTCTGTATCTGAAACAGTCAGCGAAGCCGACAGTGCGGAAGAACAAGCAGTCGAGTCTGATAGTCAAGAGCAAGTACAATCAGACAATGTAGATGAAGAAGAAACATTTGAGCGGCGGTATAAATCGTTGCAAGGGATGTATAATGCAGAAGTCCCACGTTTACACGCAGAAAAGCGTGAACTAGAAACGCGGGTTACACAACTTGAAGCATTAATGTCAACATTAAACACACCAACTAAAACTGACACTCAGCCAAAACCTGCACTCGTAACAGATGCAGATGTTGAGGAGTACGGTGATTCTATTGACGTTATGCGGCGTGTTAGTCGTGAAGAAACTCTGCAACAGCAAACACGTATGGATGAGTTAGAAAGCCTTATAAAAAACATGCAAACCAGTGTAGTGCCGCAAGTGCAGCAACTACAACATAGGCAAGCTGTTACTTCTGAACAGGCTTTTTGGTCCGAAATACAAACTGCTGTACCTGATTGGCAGGATATAAACACCGACCAAGGTTTTCAATCTTGGTTGTTGGAGGTAGACCCGTTGACAGGTATTAGTCGCCAAACATATCTTGATGACGCACAAAAAAATCTTGATGCTCGTAGGGTGACTCAATTCTTTTCTACATGGAAGGCGCAAACTGGTC